ACCAGTGTCGCAGTAAAGCGTCCTCAAGACTATATTTACCACACTCCTGTATATAACGAAGCAACAGACTCAGATGGCAATTATACAAATGCTGGTGAGATATTATTTTATAGAGAAAATTATAGTGGGAACAAGGATTCAACTTCTTTTAATTTCGGTATAGCTGCAACAATATCTGTCCCATTAGATAGAAAGTTTCAAAATGCTTGCCTTAAAAGTGCAACAACTCAAGAAAAAATACAAAGACAAATACTATCTAAAGAACGTCTTAATTACGAATTAGCCAGATTAAAAAATTGTGGTTCTCTTTACAGAGATGGAATACGTTTCAAAGAATCTTCCAAATATTACTCTCTCTGTGAGGATATTATTGTTGTAGAAAAAATGGGTCAAGTTATACCTCATACTCACAAATTAAAGCAGTAGACAAGTACAGGAACTTGCCTACCTAGACACCCTATTTGTCGCCATAATAAATAAGGTTTTTTAATTATATATTATTTTTTTTCGTTTTTGCCAGATTTGGAAATTTTTTTTATGGCAGTCTTGATGAGGTTCTTGAGCAAATTGGCTATCAAAGGACTTGAAGCCGCAGCAATAGCAATAATTGAAGTGCTAACAAGAATAGGAGGGCTAGGTATCCATTTCTCAATAAAGGTTGAATCCTTGAGGATTTCATAGCAGACTTTTCCATCAGGGCTAAGTTTATGAGATACCACAATTTGCAATTTTTGCTCATTGGGGTAGCTTCCTACTGGAATGTTAGTTTCATTAGGACATTTTATAAAAAACTCTTTATCTTTCTTAACTGGTAGTTTATATTCTGGTGCTTGTGGAATTTCTGTTTGCTTTTGTTCTGGTTGTTTTACAGGATCAGTTGGAATAAATTTATCTGGGTTATAGTCTAAAGGCTCAAAAGATGGAATATTTACAACAGGATAATGAATCTTAGGCTTATCAATAATATCTAAAGTTGTCGGATATAAGTCCCATGATCTAGTTTTTGGAATAAAAATTTCTTTTATTTGTATCTGTGGTATCTCAATTCTTGGGATTTCCAAAAGGATTCACCTTATTTGCTTCTGGTAACTGTATTGATGGCCCTGTGAGATCAGGCAGTACACTTCCCATTACATCTGGTAGTTTACTCTCTAAACTCCCCATGATCTTGTTTTTCAAAGTCCTTTCAAATTCTGGACTTTGCATATAGCGAATTGCAACGTAGCCAAAAACAGCCATTGACCCAGAAAGCAAAAGAGACAATAATGAAGCTACTTGACAAATTTTGTTAAACATATGTTTAAAGATGCTCTAATTAAAGCACTAGCCCCTATGAGCTTGATCGTGCTTGCTTTGGTGATTTCGTTAAGTCCACTGTACCTGATTGCTGGGATTCTGACTCGATCTTTTGCAACAAGTTCACCTGAGCCTGTATCCCGCCCTCAATCATTAAAATAGTTCTATTTGCATCAGCTAAAACTTTTTCAGCTTGATCTTTAGTTTTTATCTGTTTTGCTAGTTCTTCTTTCCATTCAAGGATTTGTTTTTCAATAATTGCTTTCATAATTAAACGATAGTAAGGGTTTCACCAGATCCAACAGTAACAACGGCCCCGCTATCTATAGTTATAGGCCCTGCCGCCATTGCGTTTTTGCCATTAGTAATAGTATAACTTGTAGTTACATTCTGACCATTCTCATAGAAAATTTCATCAGAACCGCCACCAGTAGCACCAGCCGATATTCCTGTTAATGCAGATCCATCTCCAGCAAAAGATGTTGCTGTAAGTACACCTGATGAGGAATTAAATGCCAAATTTGATCCACTCTTAGGAGCTAAGTTACCAGTTGCAGCGGTAGCAAATAAAGGGAAACAAGTTGTATCAGAGGATTCGTCAGCTACAGTAATAGTCGTTGCGATAGCAGCGGTTCCAGTTGTGTCTTGATTAAGTGTCCCTACAACAAAATCTAAAGTTCCGTCTGAATCTTGATATGTAACAGTAATTCCTGTCTCAGTATTACCAGTAACCATCCCACCGACAAAATCTTCAACTTGCTCTTGAGTTAAAGTTGCAGTTATATAACCAGCCCCATTTGTTATTGCATTATTATTCAAAGAAATATTTGCAGTTCCATCAAACGAAACTCCAGCTATTGTTCGAGCAGATTCTAAAGCTGTTGCTGTTGCTGCGTTACCAGTACAAGATCCTGATGACCCAGACGCATTTCCAGTCACATTACCTGTCAATGCACCAGCAAATCCTGTAGCTGTTAAAACTCCTGATGAAGAGTTGAAAGTTAAATTTGTTCCTGATTTTGGTGCGAGATTACCTGTCGCAGCAGTCGCAAATAAGACATTACAAGAAGTGTCTGAAGATTCATCTGCAACTGTTACTGTAGTTGCTGTCGCTGCGGTAGAAGCTGCAATACCAAGAGCATCTATATCTGATTTAGTTTGATCCGCAGTCGCTCCACTCTCTATTCCATCAAGTTTCGTACCATCAGCAGCTACGTCACGACCATCAACTGTTCCTGATACTGCAATATTTCCTGTAACAGTAGCCCCACCCTCTGCTTCAAGTTCAGTTCCATTTATTAATTTAAAGGCTGTACTTGTAAATCTTGCTGTAATTACATTTGAACCAGCTTTTCTATGTGCAAATTCAATAATTCCATCTTCCGTTCCAGAACTAGCATCACTAATCTTTCCTGTTATTTTTGCATAAACTTCTTTGCTACCATCATCGCTTTCACCTGTAAATTTAAGTTGACCTAAATAATCTGCATCTGCTGGAGATGAGCTATTTCTATACAATTCAAGCTCTGGAGCAGCAGAACTACCAGCATCAGTAGAAGTAAGTGTTAAGTTACCTGTTCCAGTTATATCTGATGTAAAAGCTGGTGATATTTTTGATCCATCTATTGCTGCACTTGAATTTATATCAGCATTAACAATAGTATCGTTTGCTATTTTTGCAGATGTAACGACTCCGCTATCAATAGTAAAAACAGCACCAGAACTGGATACTGTAATATCTCCTTTGTCTCCATCACTTATACCACCTGATATTTCAGCTACAGAATTATCATCTTTTTTTGTAAATAATTTACCTGTATCTGTTCTTACCGCTATTTCACCTGTAACAAGATCACTGGCACTGGGATCGCTGCCACTTGCTCTTTTAAGTCGAATTGTGTTTGCCATCTGAAAATCTCCTTAAGTTTTAATTTTCAGTATCAATATGTACCGCCATCAATATTGAAAGCTGAAGCACTTTCATCTTCAAGGAATGTCACAAGAGAACTGAGTGCCACTTGCTTCATTGTACCCGCATCATTGCACACAAAGCGGTCTGCGGCTGCCAAAGTGGTTGCTGTGGCAGATGTGCCTCCATCCATTAAATTAAGCTCTGCCGTTGTTGATGTGATGCCATCCAAGACGTTTAATTCAGTAACAGTTGAAGTTAAACTTGTTATTTTTGTTGCTGGTAAAGTTCCAGTAATAGAACTTGCAGCTAAATCCAAAGCTAATTCAGTTGATTCAATAACCAAACCGCCATTTGACTTAAGATCAAGAGATAAAGTATTTGCAGATTTATCTAAACCATCACCCGCTGTAATCTGACCCGCCCCAGAAAACTGAGTAAAAGCTAAATTATTTGTCCCTACAACCGCTGATCCCTTGTTTGACGTACAAACAAACGCATTGTCAGCATTGACAGTACCTTGTTCAATAAAAGCAAACATACCAGCCGCATCAACCCCAGCCGCTAAGTCATCAGCCCTAGCTGGACTAGAACCTACAACGTAAATACCATTTTCTGAAGCAGTTGACTGATCTTTTACAAGAACTCGGTCATTTGTTGATAGGGAAACACCATCTAAAGTGTCTCCATTATTAAGAGCAGTAGATATTGTTATGTTTGCTGTAGTTGCTGCAACGCAACTATCTTTGACATCAAGACCCTGTGCTACACCATCAACATAACCTTTTGTCGCAAAATGAGCATCAGCAGTCGGGGTAACTCCTGAGACTGTGTTTGTTGCACTTGCTAACTGGTCAACTCTATTTGCTTGTACACCTGTATCAAAATCTGAGATTTTTGTATGTGCTAGAGAAGGAATATCATCAGAAACTAAAGCTCTAAATGTAGGAGCAGCGGCAGATCCAGAGGTAGGGCCAGCTAATATTCTATTTGCATCTTTTGTATCTGTCTTATTAAAAAATGCACCAGCACCACCAACAGTAATAATTGAACTTGCAGAGGGTGGGGTAGATCCATTATCACCAAAACCATAATAAAGTTTCAGATCTGCTTCGTTAAAAGCTAATTCTGAAGGAGAAAGACTTGAAGGCGCACCAGCACTTCCACTGGCTGCTCTCTTCTTAATGCGGATAGTGTTGGACATGATGTTTTAGTTTAAGTTTACTAAATGGTTCTAAAAATTTCCACCATTGACCAGCGTTAAAACTGTGTTGGTGGCAGTAGCCTCAAATTTGCTTGTACTTGTATTAAATACAGGGATTGAGCCATTAACTTTGTTGTCACCATCAAAGTCAAAGCCAGCAGCGGCTGGGCCTTGTGGCCCTTGAGTTGTAATTTCAACTGTAGTAACATCAGATACCTGACTAACTACAACTTGATTTGGATTGCTCATGTGGTATAGCCCTCGCTTATATATAGTGTACCTTCTAAATAATATTCTTTGTTGCCAGATCCATCTGTTAATAAAACATCATATTTTAATTCGTTTGGTGTAAATCCAGAAGTTTGCGTGTCAGTTAAAGCAATATCAACAATTCCGCTTGTTCTATTTGCATAAGTCACAGTCCAGTTTGCATAATTTGTTGTCCTTGCTTCGTCATAAACTGAGGCTGCTACTGTATAACCTGTGAGATTTATTGCCGACCCAGTAGAATCTTTAAAAGTTAAACGCAAAGGAAAGTCTGCTCTCCTTTGAACTGTAAAATCCTTTTGGGCTGGAATTACTGCCATTTATACAGTTACTTCCATTAATGTGATACTTGAAGCACATTTGTGTCCGTAGTCAAAATCGTACATAGTATCTGGTCTATTAATATAAACATTACAAGTAGCACCTCGCCCATGTCTTAATCTCACACTATATGTTGTAGCACTCGTTGTTGCTGGTGAATCTAAAAAACATGAGTTGATACCATCACTTTTTTCGTTATTCGATGTAGCTCCCATTGCTGTTACTCGTGCAGTGCTTCCAGAAGTATCACCTGTCGAAGCGTCTAGTTTTGATCCTCCTTTATACAGAGTTGCTGCAATTCTATTTCCAGTACTTGAGTTACCCAAACCCATATTTAAATCAAGAAGAATTAATATTTTACTGCTATTACTAGAAGGTGTTATTGTTGCGGTTAAACCAGTAACGTCACTTGTTTCAGCTCCTTGTCCAATACTTGCAGAAAAAGTATCAGTTTTATAAGTTTGAACAACTTGAATGATCCCACCATTAGCACCACTTGGCAGCCCACCGACAGGAACGATTGAATTGACTTTAAGTTGGCTCATAATTAACTAGGCTTTGGATTGGTGTCTTTTACTTCTTTAATCGCAGTGTACCATTCGCCTGTTTGTGCGTCTGCACCAAACTTGCCAGCAGCTACATCACGAAATAATTGATCTAATTGTTCTGATAACTCTAGATATGTCTTAGTTCCGTCTTTTTGTCTATTCCTTATATATTGAGTTGCAGCTTTTTCTGCAACTGAGGCAGCCTCTTCCGCATCTCTAGCTGTTTCTTGATCGGCTGAAAAAGCAATTAGTTCGCCATTAATGTTGTGGTAACGTGTCATTGTGCTATCCCATATAAAGTTACTGAGCCACT